GTAGCCATCAACTGCTCACCAGTTGTAAGTTTAATAAAAACGTAATCAATCATATACTTACTTCTACTAGTTTTAAATCAAACTGTTCTTCAGCATAAGTTTTGTATCGTTCTGCTGCATGATTGAGTGTGTGATTCTTCCATGACTTCCAATGAAGATCATCGGCAATGTCATAGAGATTGCAGTGGGTTTTACCATCTTTCAATCTCAATCCCCTGCCAATACTTTGTAGGTTTCTAATTTTAGATTTTGAGGGTGATGCAAAAATAATGTTCTCGATAGAAGGTATATTAATTCCTGTTGAGAATGTTCCAAAGCTAGCAATAATGATAGCGTCTGTTTCACCCTCTGTAATATGACGAATAGCTTCTCGGTCAGTTGTTTCCGTACCGCCATATACAAAGAAGATTTTTCTATCTTCGTTTACTTTGTGTACTTTACCTTTAATCATATCATGTAAAACTTTTCCATGTTTTTCAACATATTGGAAAAGAACCAAAGTGTTACCTGAACTCTTTACTGCAAGATTGCAAATAAATTTATTGCGTGGATAGTGTCCAACTATAAATTCCATCTCATCTTGATATGTATTGTTCTTCCTTGCTTTACGTAGTTCTTCTTCATACTTTAACACAATGCAAGTAATGTTTAACTGCGCCAGCTTTTGGGTTTCCATCAACTGTTTTGTAGTTGTAACACGATGCATTGGTCCAAAAATACCTTCAAGAACCAAACGATGAACCTTCTTATTATCTAGCGTACCAGTAGTACCAATACGATAGCGAATCTTGTCCATCTTTTCCATGACAGTAGTTAAGGACTTTGCCTTAAACTGATGCGCTTCATCTCCAAAGATTACATCGAACTGAGCAAACCAAGATTTAGGTTGCAGGTATACTGATTGCCATGTTGTAATCAATACGTTCTTTGTAATGTCTTTGGTAAACCCACTGTACAACTTCTGACAGTGTTTGTCCACGTTCCAGCCATTTACACTAGAGTAATCTTCAAAGTCAGTATACAACTGTTCAACTAAAGATGTAGTTGGTACAATGATGATTGATTTGCGTTTGTGTTCTAAGTGCCAGCGTAGTGTCGTATAAATGATAAACGACTTGCCAGATGCAGTGGGAGAAAGAAGTAAGGTGCGTTCTTTATCGAGAGCAGTCTTTACTGCTTCAACCTGATAGTCACGGATTTCAATAGGTTTACCACGTCCATGTGGTTCTAACCATTTGGCAAATTTCTCAACGTCTTCATGAGTAATGCCGTTTAAGTTATTGAAGTCAGTTTTCCATGTAAGTAAATAATCGTTGCGTTCACAGAACTGTTCAACGTATTCAACAAGACCAACGTAAAGAGTCTTTCTTACTTGGTCATACAGGCGCACTTTACCGTCCCATAACCTTGCTCGGTATTGGGGAGTAAATCTTGCGCCTGGATATTCATAGGTGAAGAACTCTGCTAGTTCTTGTTCAATCGATGGATCAGAGAAAACTCTAACATAAACTTCATCTAGTTTTTCTATTGTAACTGTGCTCACTACATTCCTGCTAAAAATTTCTTCCATTCTACAGCAGTCTTCAATTGCCAGTCTCTGGCTTTGATTTGCGATAGAACAGACTCAAGGAAATAAATCATGGTCTCAAGGTAATCAACTTTGACCCTCAATGTATTTAGATCATCGTCACCAGTAAGAAATTCATCCATCTCATTCTTGAGTGGTTTGATACCTTGCCACTGAGTCCACCCAAGATCTGTTAATTCATCACGTGACATCTCACCACGATAGTAACGAAACTTTGCTTTACGCAATAGGTTATAGTCCGACTGCACTTTAGTCAGTTTGAGTTTAGCCTGTACTAAATGGCGTACATACTTGGCATGGAGTTTGGGAGTTTTGGTGGCATGCTCTCCGAGATAGTTATCATCTATCCCACAGTCTTCATCCCACATTGTTTGCAAGTCTTCTAAGTTCATAATAATCCTCAATGATGTGTAGAAATTATACTACACTTTCGCAAAAAAATCAAATTTGACTTACGATATAAATCTATAGTATCCGTAACGGAAAGTTGCATTGCCAACTAGGTATTGAACATCGGTGTTTGTTGATGCAAACATTAATGAATCTAATGCAATTGGAAACATATCAGTAAACGTAATCGTTCTAACTGCAGTATTATTTGTACCAAGAATAATTAGTGAACCTTCACAGTAGTTTTTTGCTAGATCAGAAGTTACAAGTGATTCTTGTGCATTAAAGAAACTTGTATACTGCTCATAACCCTGTGGAAAGCCTAACGCAACAATCCAATTGTGGATAGCACGATAGTTGTCCATGTTTTGATCAACAAGGAATTGAATAGTTAATTGATCATAGGTAAGCGTCTCACCTGGAATTGGCTGCACTGAGAATGGAGTGCCAAACTCAGGTGCACCTAATGTAATTCCTGGAAGATTAACTTGCTGACAAAAGAAGTTCATCTCAGGTAGTTGTTGGATTGTAAACAAGAACCCATTTGGCGACAAAGGGTTAATGTTACTTGGAATCGGACATGTAAGTGTAGTAGCCATGTATCTATTTATCCTTATGAAAAAAGGGAGATCTCGAAAGACCTCCCTCTAAAAACACCGATCTTAACGTCGGCTTAATCAGCCGACACTTGATTACATCAAGTTAGTAACGGCAACCTTGCGGTAGTAGTAGTTTACGTCTGAAGTGATTGCGCCATCGCTGTCAGAGTTATCCAAGTTAACGAATGGGTTAGCAACTAAACCGTAACGTGTCTTGAAACCAATTTTAGGTTGGAAGCTGTTAGGATCAACAGCACGAACCATTTGTAGAGGCACGTATGGGCAGTAGAACAAGCCAGCGTCAAAAGCAGAAGTACCTTTGTAACCGATAGTCATGAACTGAGTAGCAGATTGGTTAGCAGAATATGGATCAACATAAACTTTGTACTTACCATTCAATACACCAGCAAAAGTAGTGCTAGACTCATCAACATTTAGGTTGTTTGCCAACGCTGGAGCGTAGTCAAGAACACCAGCCATTGCCAAAGCACTTGCAACATCTGAAGAACAGATGATGAAGTTACCACGACCACGACGAGTTTGCTGAGCAATAGCATTGGCTTCACGTTCAACTTGGAACATTAGACCTTTGAATTTTTCAACAGACCAACGACCATTAGAGTCAACGTCCAAGTCGAAAGTACCAGCAGTAGTAGTACCAATTTGGGCACCAACTTTAGCTGAACGATAGATTGTACGGATAACTTCACGATTGATTTCAGCAAGAATCTCAGTAGAGAGAATGTTGCTTAGTTCGCCTTCAGCATCCAAACCATGCACAGACTTCATGTCTTGTGCAAGTTCGATAGAGTATTCAGCCTTCAAAGCACGAGTCTTTGCAGTAACTGAACGCTTTTCGATAGAGAAAGCCATTTGACCGAAAGAACCATCACCCTGACCACCTTGGCCAAGACGTTCTGCATCAGTAGTGGCCAAGCCAGGACCAGTAGTATAAGAACCAGAAACTGGGTTAGAACCAGCGTGAGTGCCTGTACCAGCGAAGTCTGTATCAGCTTCGTTGAACAATGCTTCTGTACCGCCCTGTGAAGTGTAACGTGACTTCATTGCGAAGATCAAGCCAGTTGGCTGTGTCATTGGCTGAACGCCAGCAACATCATAAGCAATAAGTTGTGGCATTGCACGACGAACCAAGCTGATCAATACTGGATCAAACTTAGAGAAACCGCCAGTGTCACCATAAGAACCAACAGCGTTAGCTGGTGCTGCTTCGTTCAACTCGCCCATGGCTTCATGGCCACGACGAATTTCACGTTCTTGGTTTTCTAATAGAACAGCAGTAACTTCTTTACGATACTGATCTTTGATTGGAGCGGAACCTTCATGTTCGAGGATCGGTGCCCATTTTTTGATTAAATCTTGACGAATTGTCATTTTGTTTTCCTTTAAGGTGGATTAAATTATTTACGGTTCAGCATACTAACATATGCATTCATAGTTGGATTGAGTTTCTTCTCTTCAACCAATGAATCAACTGGAGTATCTGTAACGACAGACTTAACATCTGCTTGTGCTTTAGTGGTGAAGTAATTTTCACGGATAGTTTGTACTTTTGTCTTGAAAGATTCTTGATCTTCGTAAGACAATTCTTCAGCAAGACCAGCAAACTTCTCAACTTCAGTGTCAGTTAGACCTTCAGCAGCTTCAGCAACGATCTCAGAACGCTTCATTGAACCAACAGTTTTGTTTAGTTCAACATTAGCAGCAAGTTGTTCGTTTAGCTTAGCTTCGAGTTGTTCGACTTGTTCTTCTAAAGAACCCAATACATCAAACTTCTCTTCTGGAATGTCGATATAATGTTCTTCGAATAATCCTTTTAGACCAGATACAAAACCTTCGAGAATCTCAGACTTCATACCATGCTCAAGGGCAATTTCATTCTGTGCAATCCACTGCTCGACTACGTAGTCGAGGTATCCATCAACTTGTTCAACTAGACCCTCTTTAACTTGCTCTGTTGCTTCTAGCAACTTAGTGTTAAATTCTTCTTCGATACGTGCAACTTCATTGTTAACACGTGCCATGACAGCAGCTTCATAAATGGTAGTTGCCTTAGCACGGAACTCTTCAGAGAGTTCTTCACCATTCATAAGTGCGTCGATATCTTCTTTTACACTAGCGTTAGTAATTGGCTTTTGATCGCCATTACCTGGATTTGCCTTACCTACTGCTGGTGCAGCTTCGGCTTCTTTTTCATCTTCGACATTGTTTT